TCGATGCTTGCGATGATCCACGAATTAACGAATTCGGGATTGATAAAGGCTTTGTAGAGCTAGAGAAGCTAAGAGCCAATATGCGACAATGGCGACTCAACGGGCGCACCAGGATGTTCCTTGACAAACAAGAGGATGTGGACAGCGACTCAAAGGCTACAGGCTCTATCAGCATCGTATTTGAGGAAGCCAAGCCTTGATCTTCCGTACCAAAATGCTACCCAAGCAACTTCAATTCTTGCGGTCAACGGATCGCGAGAAAATATTTATGGCTGGTATCGGCAGCGGGAAAACCCGTGTAGCCTGTTGGTGGGGAGCAAGCAGAGCACTACAGAAGCGCACCATTATCATGACAGAGCCGACATTTGGTATGTGCAAGAAAAACCTCATGCCTACCTTTGAGTCGATCTTTCAGGAAATGGAATGGCGCGAAGGGCGGGACTATCGGCTTAACAAAACCGACATGGAGTATAACTTTAAAAATGGTGGAAAGATATACCTATGCTCAGGCGACAATCCTGAACGGCTAAGGGGTATCAATGCACATGACGGCTTGATGGACGAATTTGGATCACAGCCAGATGATGAGCTTTATCGTGTGCTAGTCGGTCGCCTAAGAAATGATGAGCATGGACAGATTCGCCTTGCAGGTACTCCCACACCGATCAAGTGGGTAAGGGATAAGATACAGGCGGATGAGTCCAAGCTGATCAGGCAGACCACAATTGAGAATTTCTTTCTACCTAAAGAGTATATCCAATCACTTAAGGATACCTATGGTGAGGGTAGCCCCTGGTATAGACAAGAGGTACTAGGCGAACTTGTGGACTTTTCCACTGGCTTGATAGATGCCTCTAAGATTGTGATGCTAGGGGAACGCCATCCATTCCTTCCAAGGGTTATCCGCGCTTGGGACTTTGCCCACGCTGATAAGAAATCAAGCGATTACACAGCAAGCGTATTGCTTTCCACCGATGGCAACCGATATATAGTCCATGATGTTACCCACTTCAAAGGTCAGTATTCAGCGGTTCGGGATCGCGTAATCCAGACCATGCTAACCGACCCAAGGAACTGCGGTCAATTCATTGAGCACACTTTGGGCGGTATGGTCATCAAGTCTGAACTAATGACAGACAGGAGACTTCATGCTATCAATATCCGCGATGTGAAAGCGGTCGGTGACAAGATAGCCAGATCATTGCCTGTTGCTTCCCGCATTGCTCAGGGCATGGTATCGATGTGTCACCAACCTTGGAATCGAGCCTTTATTGATGAGCTCAACTCCTTTGGTGCTACTTGTGAGCATGATGACCAAGTCGATGCACTAGCACACGCCTATAACTGCCTAGCCGTATCAGGTGAGGCCAAAGCCTTCAACACAGGGATATAAAATGAATAATACCATGAAGCTAAACGAGACACGCCTAAACAACCAATACAATTGCTTTATGCACACTGGCAATTGGGAAGATGGCACTATCCTACCGAAGCATGAGCGCGAATCTAGCGATGGCTATTTAAGGCGCACACAGGGGTTTTGCAGTCCAGACCTTTACTCTTATCTGATCAACACCTACTCAATCCTGTTTGCAAAGACACCGACCCGCACCAATGCCGAAGATGTCTACAAGCTCTTTATTGATGACTGCGGTTATGGCATGGACTTGAGTAGCTTCATGGACTTTGCGTTGCGCCTTGGTGCTTGCCTTGGCTCCGTTGCCATTGTCATGGATGCCGACAAGGAACAGCCTGAAAGCCTAGAGGGGATGACATTGGCGCGGTCTTTCCCTTTCATGGAAATGGTGCTACCCCAGAACATCACAGAGCTTATGGTAGATCGCGTTGGGCGTATTCAGCGGTTTGGGTATCGGTACTATGAGACCACTGATCAAACGAAGTCTCAAGTATATTACAAAACCTATAGTGATGGAAAAGTAAGTTTATCCCATGATGCAAATGATGCAAAGGGTAATCTAGTCTCAATCATTGATGGTGTCTATGACTTGCCTATGGGTCGGATTCCTGTTATTATGATGGTTCCGTCTCAAGAACCTCTGGTCACTTCAAAGGTTCCTAGCTCCCCTACCCTTGGGCTATACCAGCAACAGCAGTCTATCGCGGTGACAAACTCACTTATGGATGAGAGCCTTTATTCCCAACAATTCGGGGTACTTGCTTTCTTCACTAACAAGGATGTAAGCTCTCTAACGCTTGGCTCAAAGAATGGTGTTCAACTTGATGTAGGTGATCGCCTTGAGTTCGTGACCCCATCGGGAACGCCTATTGACCTGATGTCCAAGCGGGTTGACCAGAGCGTTTCTATGATGATCCGTACCTTTGCAAATATGCTCACCAATGGAAGCGCGCAAAGTGGGGAAGCAAAGAACATTGACCGACAAGTAGGTGCGATGCAATTGAAGAATGTATCGAACTACTTGGAGCAAATAGAGTACAAGATTTACGAAATGTTCAATTACTTCATGGGCGTGGATGTATCACAGACAGGATACGACTACACTGTGACCTATTACAAAGACTTTGACCTAACCGACATCGCGGGCTATATTGCACAAGCCACAGAATTGCTAGGGCTTAACATCAGCGATGATGCAAAGACACAGATTCGGGCTTCGATTATTCGCAAGTTTATGAGTGGTGAAGATCCACAGATCATCAGCGACCTTGTGGAAACCGAAATGAAGAACAGGGAAATTGAGCCTGTAGAGGGCTTGGACACATTGCCAGAATCTAAAGACACCGAAGATATGGAAGATTCAAAGGCTGAATAATGGCACTACCTAGACTCACACCTGATCTAATCAAGACACTAGCCAAAGAGGTTAGTGAGCTTGTTTTGTCAGGAGTTGTCATTGAGGATGCCATAGCGCAAGTGTGGGCTAAGTACCAAGTTCCACAAGCCCTATATGAGTCAGCTAAACTTGCATCGATGGCGGTCATTAAAAAGACATTGGGGTTAGAGAATGTGCTCACAGGCGTAAATCCTGAGCTTGCCTATAATCGCCTTGTGGGTGCTAATCCAGAGGTAAGGGATCAGATAGCCAAAGCTTCCGCGCGGGCTAGGTACGATGTGCAAAAGGAAGTAACCAAGGTAATCAACCAAGGCGATGCCGTCAGAGAGTCAGCGGTAAGACTTGAGGAGATGGCAAGCGGTAATCAATCGGTTATCAGAAAGGACATCGAGACAATTTATAAGTTTGGCGGGAACACTAAAGAGATAGCCAAGGTGCGCAACTTAGTTACCAATGGCGTGAATGGTGCTCCCCTCAAGTCAGCATATCGGGGACTACTCAAGGCGGTTGAGGAAGGAACACCAAAGCAGATCGAAAAGCAAATGGAAATTGCGATCATGCAAAAGACCCGCTACAATGCAGAGCGTGTAGTAAGGACAGAACAGGCGCGCGCTAGGTTTGCAAGTGATCGGGAGATCATAGCGGAAAGCGGTGTCCCCTTTGTCCGTTTCGTACTTGCGGGTGGGCATGAAGCCGATGAGTGCGATGCGTATGCAACGGCTGACATGGGATATGGTGCGGGGATTTACCCTATCGACCAAGCCCCAAGCCTACCCATCCACCCCAACGGAAAGAGCAGGCTTATCCCTATCAGGATGCCAAAGAAAGATACCGACACGCCTATAAGTGCAACTCAAGCCCTGTTGGAAGCGGGAACGGAAAAGGGTGTAAAGATCAACAACATTCAATTTGAACCGATAACACGAAAACTCTAAGGAGATAGAATGAACTACGAAGAACTAATGGCATTGCCAGAAGACAAACGCGCTGAGGCTCTGATTGAGTTCAAGCGCAAGACCAATGACGAAAACAAAAGTCTAAGGGATCGCCTCAAGGTGCAGAACCCTAAAGCCATGGCAGTCTATGAGGGGCTTCGGGCTAAGTTCGGGCTTGAAGATGTTACCGATGAGTTCCTTGACCAGTTGGCTAAGACAAGCTCAGACAGCATGACAGCGGAACAGCGGATCAAGGCTCTAGAGACTACCCTAGCCAATGAGCGCAAAGGCTCAGAATCCCTTAAGGCAGAGCTTGGAGCCACAAAGAAGATGCAGTTGGAAAAGGAACGCGATGCCATGATCCTGGGTGAGCTTGCCAAGATCGGTGTGCGCGGTGATGCGATGGTAGATGCCCAACGCATTGTAGCCCTTGAGTCTAGCTACGATGGCGACACAGGCAAATGGCTTTTCAATGGTGGCGATGTAAGCACCTATATGGCGACATTTGCTAAGAGCAAGCCCTATTGGATCGGCAACCCTGTTAAGGGCGGGAATGGAAACAGCTCTAGCTCTAGCAATGGACACTCACAAGGCGATGAGAACTTTATCAGCGAGGCAGACTACATGGCCTTAAGCGATGCGGAAAGACAGACACCAGAGATCAGGAAAAAGGCAAGCTACTCTATCGACAAGTGGAAAGAGAAAGCCTAAATAAACTTTGTCTTAGCCTTTATAGGTCGTTACCCTTATATAATTTATGGGTAATGACCTATTTTCATAGGTAGAGTCCCTGCGGGCATCACAAACACACAAAAAGAGGATACTATGGCTTATACTAATGCCGAACTGCTTGTGATGTCGAGCGACATCTACATGGGCGTGACCGAACAATCCAAGCTCCCGTTCCTTGCGAACACTCGTTGGAGCCGTGAAGCGACCGATGCAACCGAAGTTAATATCTTGTCGGTTGGCGATGTCACCTTTGAGACTTATGTCCCGGGTACTCCCCTCACCCCACAGGCTCCCGCTCCAGGTTCTGCCAAGCTCAAGATGGATCAGCTCAAGGGCGTTGCCATTGCTTCCTATGATACTCAAAAGTTGGTTGCTGGTTATGTTCAGGCTGTGGCTCAGAAAGCTTCTCTCAAAGCTGCGACCTTGCCAGACAGCTACATCATCAACACATTGCTTACCAAGGCTCTGTTCCCAACCAACTGGTATGCTGGAACTTCTGATGCCGTCATCGAGATCAACGGAGCCAACGCTCTTGACATCTTGGAAGACTTGGGCGAAAACCTTGCAGACCAGAACATCATGGGTGATCGCGTGATTGTTGCGCCACCTTCCATCACTACCAAGATCCGTATTGCGATGCGCAAGGCTGGTCTTTTGAGTGAGCAGATTACCAATGTGGTCTTGAATCGTCCCGATGCGTTTAAGGTGTCTGGCTTTACCATCTTGACATCTAACCAATTCACCCCACAGGGCGGAACTGGTACGGACTACAATATCTTCTATGGTACTGCCGATGCGATTGCTTGCGGTTACAACCCAATGACCCTTGAGTCTCAGCGCATGACACTCGAACCTGGTGATAACGTCTTTGGCGTTTTGCGCTTCGGTGCAAAGGTTGTGGACGAAAAGTCTGGTGGCGTAGCTTACTTGCAGGCCAAGGCAGAAGCCTAATTTATAGCTTAGCCCTATGCAAGTGACCATAGATACAAGTGATCTACAGGTCTTAGCAAAACGGCTGAGCGATAAACCTGAATTGCAAAAGGCGATAGCTCCTTACTTTGAGACCCAGAGTCAGGAGCTGTTTGCCCTAGCTTTTTCGGATGCTCCAAACAAGACAGGTCATCTGTCACGCTCTCTAGAATTATCGTTTCCATCTCCACTTACATCAATTATTGGTACTAACGGATCATGTAAGTACTTTGATTTTGTTTACTTAGGGACTAGGCCACATAAGATTGAGGCAAAGCAAAGGGTTATCTTTAAGCGTGTTACCACTAACCTTTTTGGAAAGGGAATGGTGACATACAACCGAAGATATTATAGTTCTCTTTCCTTTGGTAGCCCCGATGCGATACTGAGAAAGTCCGTTATGCATCCAGGTACTAAACCAAATCCGTTTTTGTTTAGAACTTGGCTCTATAACGCAAAAGAATTTACCGATGCTATGGAATCCGCTTATGTTAAGGTTTTAGACAAGGAAACTAAAGTATGATAGATGCAACCGACATAACCGATTCAACTTTTCAGTCATTGACCTCTACACAGAAGACAGCCTATCTAGCCCAAGGTGGTCTGATGTTCACGGCTGAATGTCTCAAGCACTCTATTGATGAGGAACAGGTAGACGATGCTTTATATGTCCCCTCTCGTATGATGGCGGTATGCACACTAATCTCCATGTGCAAAGATTTGGTTGGTTCCTCCTTCCGTGAAATCCGAGAGGGGCTTACTATCGATGTGTACCAAGCCAAGCTAAATACTTTGACCGATGAGCTGAATGAGCTTCGGGGAAACTTCACACCTACCATGTGCGGGTATGAAGAGACAGGCGATGTCAGCGGGACAGGTTCTATTTCCGTAGAATGGGGTCGTGGATGACCGTACCTAGCACAATCAACAGCACACGGCAACAGATCGTAGAGGCTGTGAAGCTATCCCTTGCGAGCGTGGCAACATTTATCGACTTGCCTGATTCCTGGGGCTTGCATAACAATGAAAGCGAGTACCCATTAGGCAAGGTATATGCTGGTACTAGCACTCTATCGGCTCAATATATTGGGCATACTGACATTAGGGAAGATGATCTTATCATAGTGGTTTGCCCTTGGTGCAATGCAAGCGACTTTGAGCTAAAGACATCATTGGTAATGGAAACATTTGCCCCTTTGCTGAATGTAGAGAATGTTAGGGCGCAGATGTATTCCACCTATCAAGGCAACCTAGCGAACATCACACTAAATTCTATTGAGATTCTTGAAACTAACATAGCGAACCCTTACGCAAGCGTGAAGTTGAGCTATAAAATGAAGTACAAAATAACAACCTAAAGGGGTTAATATGTCCTTAGCATTATACCGCAATAAACAATTTGGAGTGAAGCTAGAGGGTACAGCGGGTAGTGCTGAGACCTTGACCGCTTCGGATTATGGCATTGAGCTAACCGAAATGGGAACGGAGGCTGGTGTCGAAATGGTGGATGTGGATGTCTTTAAGAACTCCCTATCTGCTTCAACTTCACGCTCTGGAAAGAAGGTAGCATCTGTATCGGTTAGCGGTGAGTTCAAAAACTCTGGAACGCTTAACACAGAGCCAAAGGTGAGCACCTTGCTACAGGCTTCCCGCTTGACCAAGTTCCTAGTGCAAGGCATGGCGATCAGCGCGGTAACGGGTGCAATTACCCGTGGAATCAGCGTTATCACAGGCGGTACTTCCAACGCTATCGGCATTGCAGTTGCTGTTGAGGGTGGAAACAAGCTCTATGTAGCAGTGGTTAGCGGTACATTCCAAAGTGGTGAAGCCTTAACGAGCGCACCCGCTGGATTCTCTGCTACCGCAGGCACTCAGGATGCTGCAAAAACTGGATTCTCATTTATCCCTAAATCCGACACTGCAAGTGAAAAGACCATTACCATCAATATGCTTGACGGCCTTGAAAAGAAGTGGCTCTTTGGCGGGGTGAGTAACCTTAACTTTGAGTTATCCACCGACTCCTATCCCAAGTTCAGCGGATCAATCACAGGTATCCTGAATGAATCTAATTGGGGCGTGGCTGGTACTGCGGTAACTGGCATCACCTACGAGACTGAGACGGCCGAGATCGTAAACAATGCGGTGCTAAATATTAACGGCTCTATAGCCCCTATCACTTCCAAGGTGGCTATCGACCTAGGCAATAGCACTATCGTACTCAAGGATTTGAATAGCGATACATGGCTAAAGTACGGAGTTATCACAGACCGCAATGTAACAGGCACTTTGGATGTGTTGACCATTGACCCAGCTACCTACGATGTGTTTGCAGACCTCTTTGCAGGGACAACTGCTTCCCTAGAGTTCGTGATTGGATCGGGCGCGGGTAAGAAGATCGAGGTGGTTGTACCAGCTATCCAGTACCTCGGAATCAGCGACACCGACCAAGATGGATTCAGCGCAAACACGCTTTCCTTCAAGGCCACTGGTAGCGATAACGAGCTATTGATTTGGTTCCGATAAAGCTATATTAAAGACTAGCGAGACCTTGTGAGAATCCCTTGCAAGGTCTTTCCTTTAGGGGTTTTATGGCAGTCGATAAGAGTCATCAATTCAGGTTCTCCCATCAGGCGTTATCGAAGCACGCTCAAAATATGCATGATCCTGTAAATGCCATGCTCTCTACCTTGCCTGTTGATTGGCAAGTACAATATAACCGCGCATCTAAGCCGATCTATAACTTGGAGCCTATGCTGATCGAGCGCGGGCTGAACGAGAATGAGTTCAACCTACTCAAGCGGTCAGGGAAATTCATCTACGACT